GGCGGTGATGATTATGAGAAAAAATTTCAAACTGTAAAAGGATTTCCTAAAATTTTCCTTTACATGCCAGAAGATCAAGGAACTCAAGTTTCTGCATCATGGGGAGGAAAATCATTTACTCTCATGGGATTCCAATCTGTAAAAGCAATGGCTGCCTCTGGCAATGCTCCTAATTTTGCACAAGGATTGCAACAATTAGCTGCAGGAGGCGTAGATACAATGAAAACAATTTTTGGCACAGCGGGAGGTGGAAAAGCAGCAGCTGCTTCTATATTTTCTGGTGTTTTAGGTTTAATTCCAGGAATTGCGAATAATGTATCTCAAAATGATATATTGCAAGCTGGAAGTAGTCAAATTTTAAATCCAAACGTCGAGATGTTTTATGATGGTCCTCAATTGAGAACACTCGGAATGAAATTTACTATGGCAGCAAGAACTTCCAGTGAAGCAATAGAAATTGAAAAGATTGTCAAAGCATTTAGAATGGCAGCTGCTCCTTCGTTTAGTGGAACATCTGTTAAAGATAAAAATGGCAAAGGTGGAACTAGACTTATTAAAATTCCATCATATGTAAAATTGAGATACATGATTGGGGGTAAAGACAATCAATTTCTACCAAAACATAAATTGATGAACCTTATGAGTGTTGATGTTAGATACGATAATGGAATGTATCAAGTTTATAGTGATGATAGACCACTATATACTGAACTAACAGTTAACTTTCAAGAAAGCAAGATCATCTTCCGCGAAGACATCGAAAACGGATTCTAAATGTATTTTTCTCTACTACCAGACGTACAATACGACAACAAACCAATCAGTTATCCGTTTTCGGAATCTGATTATGTTGTAGCGAAAAATTTCTTCCGAAGATATAAAATTGCCGATACAATATTTGATTCAGTTGTATACTATCAAAAATATACTATCCAGGATCAAGATCGCCCAGACACAATTGCAAACGAAGTATACGGCAACTCTTTATATGATTGGGTAGTATTATTAACAAATAATACTATTAATCCTCTCTTTGATTGGCCAATGTCAGAGTATCAATTGAGAGAGTACCTAGATGAGGTATATGACGACCCATATAGAGAAATTGCACAATATAGAACAGACAGTGCAGCAGATCAAATTACACAGCATGGATCAGTTATTATTGAACCAGATACTGTTGTAGATGAAAAGTTCTATAACTCTAACACAACGTGGACTTGGCAAGATCCTCCACCTGCACCAACAGACACTAGATTTGTTATAGACCTTACTGATTCAAACAATTATGCTAATGATACCAGATCAGAATCAGATGCACAAATTGTTCCTACAGGCACAGGATCTGGAACAACTGGTGGATTTGATATCGGAACACATTTAAAATTTGGTGCATTAGCTTCCAATGCACAAGATCTCACAGGGTCTTTCGTTACAAATGAAAGATATGCAGTATTAGCACCAAACAATATTAAAAACTATGCCACGTTTAGATTGAAGGGAATTCGTGGAAATAACTTTAATGGAGGAGAAACTCCTGATGCTGGCGCTGAAGATTTACGTATCAGACTATGGGAAAACACAAATAGTTTGACAACATTTGACAGTACTCAATGCACTTTACTTTCTGATCAAATTATTATTAGTACTACAGTCGATACAACTGTAGAAGCAGATGCAAATAATGAAAACATAGTTTACTATGAACTTCCAATTCCATTAGCGAATAGAAAAGAAAATGTGTTTATTGAAATGTACCAGCAAGCAAATAGCGGAAACCAATATGATCATTATGGTCTGATAGAATTTACATTCTACGTTGCTCCCGAGTTGCTAACTTACACAAAATATGAAGTGATTGATGACAAAAACGTTAGAGTAAATAATATTTTATACCAATATGTTATTGACGAAGCAACTGGTCAAGAACGATGGGGTATTGCACAGACAAAAGGATATGTTTTCTATGATGAGAAGTTAGGAAGATCTAGAGAAATTCTAGGTCAAGATATTTCGAGACCAGTTACTGTCTTTGAAGTTGAATCAGAGAAAAATGAAAAGAAAAGAGAAATTTATTTACTAAAAGACGATTTTGTTACTGCCTTTATTGAAGAGTTTAGAAGAGAAAACAGATACAAAGACTCAAATAGTTTTATTAATAACAGATTAAAGCAAGCGGGTATTTGACAAAAAAAATGCTGGAAAAATTTTTCCAGCATTTATAGAATTCAGAAACCCAATTCGTAACACGTAGATCGTGCTAGTTCGGGTTTCTTTTTGAGTGCTCTAAACACATGACCATGAACGTCTGTCTCTAAAGTAAGGTGTGCTTTAGTATGCACGAACTGAATCACAAATAACATCCCAACAAACGTAAGGTTTATGTAAGTTGCTGGGTGATTTAGACCTTTCCAGAGAAACTTAATCACTCTTCAGCAAGACGTGCGAAGTATGACAGTGCATCGTCATCCTCAACGATTGACTCTTCCTTGACAGGAGAGGGAGCATTCATCTGCTGACGGAAAGAAGATCCACCAGTGATGTCAGGGTCGTTGAACCCACCAGTAGCAGCAACTGGTTCGTACTCTTCGCTGTCTACTGTAGGAACAGCAGTGCGTTGAGTAATACCAAGCACCATGTTCAAACGACGCTCAAGATCCTCGTAGGACTTGAACTGATCCTTGTGAGTGAATGCTTCAAGGGAATGCTCTTGCTTCCAAGTTGCTTCCAGCACGTCATCATCAGCTGACAGAGCAGAAACAGAATCGAACTCTGAAGAATCATAGTTCCAGTAACCTGCAACCTTCTTGATCTTCAATTTGAAGTTAGCACCTTCCCAAAGGTCAAAGACATTAGTTGGTGTCTCATCTTGGAACTCTGGTTGCATAGCAGCAAGGATCTTGTCATGGATCTTCTTGCCATACTTATAAAGGAAGACTTTACCTTCGTTGTCAGGGTGCTTGGGGTCCTTCACAACATAGATGTTGCTGTAGTATTGAAGCTTACGCTTCTGCTTACGAGCAGTCTCTTTGTCTTCATCAGCACCGCTATTCCAGAGACGGCGGTTTACTTCACCAACGGGATCTTTCTCGTTGATAGTGGTGCGAGAGTTCTCAATGTACCAACCACCTGTACCTTGAAAGGCGTGGGAGTACAGTTTTGCCCAAGGAATAGTCTCTCCTTCTGGGGCGGGGAGGAAACGGATAACAGCGTATCCATTTCCAGAAGCGTCAACCTCTGGTTTCCAGAAACGTTCATCAACGTTCTTGCCGCTGGATGATTTCTCTAATTCCTTCTGAAGGAAGTCAAAATTGTTCTGGGATTTACGCTTAAGATCTGAAAAAGACATAGATTCTTTTGGATTAAATTGGATTTGGTTTACGTGTTGGGTCTTACGCTCAATACTGTGCTGCCCAACGAAGTTATTATAGCAGGTGGTAAGGGGAGCGTCAATCCCCTGTGTCACTTTTGAGTTTGTCTTTCAACGTTTGGATCCTTTCGGTCAACTCGTCAAACATTTGCTCGACGCTAGTGCCTGGTGTAGCACCAAGCATTACTATACCTTGCTTCATGGTCTCCAGTACAGAGACTGCTTCTGGATCGTCACTTAACTTAATACGAAAATAGAAAGTCTTTTGTTTTTCAATGAGAAGTTCTAACTTCTCAAAGTAATCCATCTTTCTCTCATCATCAAGAAGAGGAAAATTCATAGCAGATCTAAAGCAGAACTGCTGTAGTTCCAGCATCTGTTGGATGTCACCACGTACTAATTCAGATTTAAAAAAGTCAGACATATTTTTTAAATTAATAACAATTTTGCACGGGAAGTTCTTTTCATGAAATTTAATTTCTGTGCTTCAAATTTAATCTTTTCTTTGAGTGGTTTAGAAATTAGTTTTGGCACAGATTCCAACTCAATATCATTTAACTCACAGTAGTGGATAACAGAATCAATGTAATTCATATCTACATTGTTATGCTCGATCTTTTCCACTTCCTGCGAGAATCTCGCAGTACTCATAAATTTATCCTCTAATAATTTCTTTTGTTCTTTGGTTGGTTTGGTACTCATCAATATATTGCATTAGGGTTAGTAGAAATTCTTTTTTTGGAGGAAGGACTTTAACCTGGGTCTCACCATTTTCACATGCAACAATAGTAACAAGTTTTTTAACTGTCACTCCGTACAATTCTTGCAAACAACATGCATACGCAGTCTCTTGCACGAAGTAGTCGTAAAGATAACTTTCTCTTTTTGGTTCCGCAGCAGTCTTAAAGTCTATGATGGACAATTCTCCATCAAACTCCGCAATACAATCAACTCTCCCCGCGATCTCCAAATGATTAGAATATAGGGCAGCTTCTTGTAGATATATGTTATTTATGCGGTCTAAAGTATCCCTGCTGTGATGAAACATGAGGACAGGAAGTGGAAACTTCTTGTGAGTTTTTAGATCTAATCTGTTATCTAGATATTCTTCAGCGATAGAATGATATCTGTTGCCTCTACCAGTAGCACGAGTAGACTTTGCATTCGCTGCTTTTTCACCAACACGAGCTCGCCACTTGGCAAGACCCGCTAGTTTTTTTGCATTGTTGCCAATCACAGTGGTGATTGACGGAAACTTCTTACCATCTGGTGTAGGGTAAAGACGTTTACCATCCACCATTTCAGCAGACATTTCAACAGGTATCAATTCACCAACATGATTAAACAACTTCATAGACCTAAATTAATTTTGTTAATGATATAAGATTTGACAAGACCAGAGCGAACGATATCTTCGATACCAAATTCAACCATTGCAAACTCATCCATGTTCTGTAGGATGCGTTGGAAATCTAGAATGCCTGAACGTTCAGAGATCTTTTGAAGATCAGTTTGTGCAGCATCACCACAGAAAATGATCTTACTGTCTTGTCCAACACGAGTGATGATTGAATCAAGTTCATGGAAGTTCAGGTTCTGACACTCATCAATGATAACGATACAGTTATCGAGTGTAGTACCACGAATGAAACTAGTGCTCCAGAATGAAATAGTTTCTTGTGATTTGAGATTATCATATAGCATCTCAAAACTACTGTCATCAGGCATCTCGAACATAGCTTGCACCATGTTCTTGTATGGTATCTGATAGAGAGAAGACTTATCCTCGTGGTCTCCAGGAAGGAAACCAATCTCCCTAGTAGCGACAAGAGAACGAACAATATAAACTTTCTCATAAGGACTATACTCGTTCAGCACATCTTTAAGTGCCTTGTAAAGAGCAACAAATGTCTTACCAGTTCCTGCTACTCCAGAGGCATAGATCATTTTACCTTTGTCCCACTCATCAAACATAATCTTTTGATTTTCTGTGAGTGGTTCAACAGGAACCATGTATGCCTCATCAATAGGCTTACGGCGTTTGCGTTGCTTTGCGGTCATTCCCTGTCCAGGGGATTTAGTAGTCTTCTTTCTTGGGGGCATAATCAGTAACGATATTTTTGTGTGATACTACGGTTGTTTCCTAGTGCTGCTTGAGGAACAACTTTATTTTTCATAATGTCTTTCCATCCAGGGTGAGATTTACCCATCTTATCTCGCCAATCACCAACTTCTCCTGAACCAGCGCAACCTTTAGACCAGTCTTTGTCCCAGTCAGGGTTCTCTTCTCTCCATGACATGTATTCTTTCATGGACAGATGAAGTTCTTTCTCTTCGCCTGTTTTTGTATTTCTAACTGGATAAGTCGCCATCGTCTCCCTCCTTTACTTTATTAAATCCAAATGGACCTGCTCCCTTTTCTTCGAGTGCTGCCTTCAGTGCAACACCACCAATCGCTTCCATAACTTTGAGAACTTGCTCTGGTTTTGCATCCTCACCAAGTTCTTTGGCGATGTACCAATACTTTGGCCAGAATGTTTTGCCTGCCAATTCATAATCTTCTAACGTTAATAGTTTCATGACCACTCCAGTGCTTCAGCACAAATAGGTAATTCTTTTACAAATACATCGCGACATTGTTGAGCGATATCCATGTGTTCTTTCTGTGTTCCATGAGCAGAACGCAGATCGATATAATGCATCCATGATCGAACTGATCCGCTCATGTAAATTTTGGTGGGAATTGCTAAAGGAAGCACAAAACGCGAACATTCCTTTGCAATCCCTACAGAAAGCATATGCTGATAAAGATCCATAGCAGAATCAAAGTGACGCTCGATAGCAATCTCAAGTTCCTGCTTAACAAAAGGATC